CGGGTCGTCAATTATGAGCAAGTCTGCACCGCGTCCGGTAACCGCACCGCCTACCCCCGCCGCAAAATACTCACCGCCCTTACTTGTCTCCCATCGACCAGCGGCCTGACTATCTGCCCTTAGCTCTACGTTCTCAAAAACATTCTTATATTCCGCACTGTTCATTAGGTTACGCACTTTTCGGCCAAACCTAAAAGCCAACTCTGCGGTGTGCGTTGTCTGCATTATCTTGAGTCGCGGGTTACGGCCCATCAACCACGCTGGGAACAAAAAACTGGCAAACTCACTCTTGGTATGGCGCGGCGGCATATTGACAATAAGACGCTTAAGCTCGCCTCGCGCTACACGGTCAAACTTCTCAGCCATCATTTTGTGGTGCTTACCGTTTATAAACTCCGGCCACATCTCTACGGTAAAATCCATAAAATGCTCACGGGCCGCTTCCGACTTCTCGAGCTTGTTGTGTCGCTCTATTAACTTGGCAAACCGCCGCAGTTGGTCCTCTGGTAATGAACTTAAATCCATACTCAAAACCTAACGAACAAAGGGGAAAGAAACAAGATATATCGAAAAATTTTCTAGGGCAATGAACCTAGTCCCAATACTCAGGTAAAGGGGGGTTTAGTTCACTAATCCGGTCTATATTTTATTGGGTCTCGAAGAATCGTACAAAACCGTGTTTACCTACGGCAAACACATGGGGTCTCGCCGTGCAGGGGGGGTGCGGGGGGCGGGGGGTGCAGGCACAAAAAAGCCGCCTTGCGGCGGCTAGTTTGGCACGGTTGTTGCTTACTTGGCCTGCGGTTGCACAACCAGTTTGACGTAGGGCGTACCCCATGTTGCACTGCTACTGCTGTAGCCGCCTTGCAACAGTGCCGCGAGGCACACTGGCTTTTTACTGCTGTGGCCGAGAGGCTTGGCGGCGCTGAGTATTGCGTGCAGGCTGGTGTTGCCGTTGACGCCTTGCAACAACCAGTTTTGGATGGTTGCGCGTACGCCGCCTGCCTTGCCGTTATAGCCGAACGGTACAGGTTGTGCAGTACCGGCTTGCACATTGGAGAGCGGTACTACCTGTACGTTGTGCAGGTTGCCTGCCGCGTGAGTGTTAACCCATGCCCACAGTGCCGCGTAGGTGAATGACTTGCCGCCTACAAATGTGGCTTGCTTGGCGGTTGCCTTTGCGCTGTTGGCCGCGCCTGCCTTTTTTGATGTTGCCATGTTAAACCCCTTAAGGTTGTGAGTTAGTGTGTGTGCCGCTAGGCACATGAACATATTAGCACCTTAGTGAACAAATACCAGCTTTTTTTGCCTGATTTTTGAGGAAGATTTTTTATTATTGATACATATAGGTGTGTACAGACAGTCACACTTTTCCCGATTTTTTATGAATGGGATGGGCGAATGGGATGAATGGGGTGAACGTTCGACTAGTCAATCTTGATAAAGAAAGACCATTGCGAGAAACAGTACAAGCATGGTCAAGAAGAGCGCATTCATTTGATAACCCTAGACAAAAAAAGGGGCCGAAGCCCCTGTGTTGCGCTAGTCCTCGTCTGGGCCAAAGACGTCGGCCCACTCCTTAGGCGTAATGCCTGTCATGAGGAACTCACGGTGGTCACTGCTAAGGTGCGGCATTGCTTTTTGTATGAGAGTGCCGGACATCCACGCATTGACCTGATCTTGGGTGAGGTTAGGGATGTCAATGGTGTGCGTGACGCCAGTGAGTGTTGATACCTTGGTTACTTGCATGATGTAGTCCTCTTTCTATAGGATTAGTGTGTGTGCCTAAGCACAAACCAAGTATGCCTAAAGACTTTTCATGATACAAGCGAGATGATTTTTGATGAATATACATATGTGTTTACATATGTATATGGTCAGATCGTCATCAATCCTCTTCTCTCAGGAATGGGAATGGGCGAGGAATGGGCAAGGAGTAGGTGTCCTCAAATATCGTCTAGAGCGCAGTTAAAAAAAGGGGAGCCGGAGCTCCCCAAGACACACTAACCCTGGACAACGAGCTTGACGTAAGGCGTCATCCAGTACTTAGATGAGGGACTGTAGCCACCGTGCATGAGAGCGTGGAGGCAGACGGGCTTTTTGCGCGAGTGCCCGAGCGGTGCGGCCTTGTTGAGAACGGCCTTGAGTGAGTTGTCACCGTCGACACCCTTGAGCATCCAGTCCTGAATGCGCTGACGCACACCGCCAGTGCGACCGCCATACCCGAACGGGACGGGCTGGTCACTGTTAGTGTCTACGTTGGCAAGCGGGACAATGTGGACGTTGGCCTCATTGCCGCCAGCGTGTTGCTGGACGAAGTTGAATATGTCCTCGTAGGACAACTCGGTGTCGGTGACTACAAGCTCAGCAGACTTCACTGTAGCTTTTTTGGTAGGCGCGACTTTGCGCTTGGATTTTGCAACTGCCATGATGTTCTCCTTTCTACGAGTTTCATGTCATACAGCACCATTGCTGTATACGTTCACTATACTCTCCTAATTAATCATTGCAACTCTTTTTGCGTCTTTCTTAATCAGTCAAGAACACCGTCATCATCAATCATCGTCGCAGAAAGATGATGAAAGACGATTGCCCCGAGGCTCATGGGTCTCGGTCCGAGGATGAATGACGATGATTCGAGTCTTCATGAATGGGTGAGAATATGATTGACGATGCCCTCCCAGTCGTACGGGGTCCCTGTCTCGTAATCAGGGGTCAACTCCTCACGATTCTTCGTCCCTTCAGCGAGCTCCATGGCCCTCTCGCCCCGAAATAATTTGAGGAGTCGGGAGGATGGCTGGGCAACCAAGTTCCAGACGGAGCCTCCTGCGCTAGAGTATCTGGTTTGCCACGCGATTTGATGAGGCCGAAGGTCAACCTTATTTAGTGACTTTAACTTAGAGACCTTAAGCTCGATCCAAAAAGATCTGCCGTTCTTGATGCCGTGGACATCAGGGATTCCTGGAGTTGCCCACGTCTCAAGTCTAGTCCAATGCACCCCGAGACCAACAGTCCCCTGCTTAAATTTTGACCAAAGGGCAGACTCGGGTTTAGCCATTACATGAAGATTTCATGCATGGCCGACTCTAACAACTCAATGTCTTGCATACGGTTGAGCTCATACCTTGCCCAGATGCCCTGATTTACAAAGTTGCCGAAATCTGCCCAAGTGTTGACTGGGCGCACACGAGTGTCTGGTGGGTAGCTAGAGTCAGGGGGAACTACGCGCATAATGGTGACTTCTAGCCTGCCTGATTCTAAGGCTACTAAGTCAATGTGGTGACGGTTATCAATCGTATACCCAACGCGCAGATAAGTGGTAGAAAGCGATACCTGATAATCTTTACGGAAATCTACGTGTGATAACTCTTGCCCGACCTCCTCAATGGCGGCTTTAGAGGCGATAAACAGTGGATTGCTAGTTATTGATCCCATACAAAATGCTCCTTTCTAGAACGATTTGATGATATGCGTATACCGCATATATACAGTATACGCACAGAGGTGTCACAGAGCTAGTCTTGTTTACTCGCCGTGCAGTACCCTCAAGCAGTCTGGGCACGGTGTCTTGTCAACTTGGTGGTAGACCTGAGCGTAATTGTTGCCGAGCATCGGCTTACCACAAAGTGTCCTAGACTCACCGTCTCTAGCCCAGTGTTGTTGACCGAGGCGTTTAGTCCACTCACGTAGTTCTGTGCGTGGGATTACCAGTGGGTCTAATTCGTCAAGTGAATTAAGAGAGGTCAATGTTATACTCCTCGCACCGCCTGTTCATCTCGCGCAGTGCTTCATCGTAGTTGTCAAAAACCCTGAGGTTGTCTTCTTGCTGGTGGTTCTCGGTAACAAGCATGATCTGATAGACATAATACTTATCATGCTCGCGGTTGTAGTCCATGATTAATTTGCAATCACGGCTAGGGTGCTGGATGTTAAGGACGACAGGCAGGGGTTTGGGTATCATAATGCCACCCAGTCATCTGAGTAGTCAGACAACTCCTGCAATGCCTGCGACTGCAAGGCTCTCATAGGATCGGATGCGGGGTATCTGCAACGGTCGGTAGGCGTAGCCTCCTCTTGTAGTGCAGGGCATCCGTACTTTTTCCATAGCTTGATGCGGTTGGGGTAGTCATCGAAGTCATGCAAACAATCATGATCCCAAGGCTCACCGCAAAAGCGACAATGTATATCTGCCATACAAACTCCTTTCTGCGAGTTGTGATAGGATGTACACCTCATAGGGTGCAGTTATAGTATGTGTGCAGACTACATGAGGAGCAACACTCGTTTACTCTTCTTTAGTCACCTCACCCTCTATGACCAGATTGCCAGACGCGACCGCCCCGAGTGCTGGGAAATCGTCTTGTAGTTTCTGTATTTCTTTGAGCACTTCCTCTTTGCTCATCTGGTCTATCCTACCATGCAAGATTTCCTTGCGATCAATATAGATCCCAGCCGCTTGTCCTCTAGACTTTTCTGCCGCGACTGCCGCCGCAAAGTTTCCTCCCGTGAGTGCGGCATCCCTGAGCTCAGCAAGTTTCTTTACATGATTCTCAAAAGTCACCTCATATTTATGGGCGACCTCCTGCTTGATCTCTGCTATTCTTCTCACAACATGGGGGAAGTTGCGACCATTAAGCAACTGTGAGGCAATGGCATGGGCAGATTTTTTAGAGTATCCAGCACGTAGTGCGGCCTCCGTTTGGCTTACGTCCTCACACACGTAGATTCTGCAGAACTCCTCCTGCCTTGGCGTAATCTGTTTTTCTTGGCGAGGATTGGCTACGACTTCCAAGGTCTTTTTGTGAGTGGCTTTGGCAAGAGGCATGATGGGTTACCGTCGGTGTGGTGGAGCTTTACATAATAGGGGGATTTGCGGAAAAGTTAAAATCTATTTTTAACCTCATTTTTTGCCGCGCGATCCTCGAAAGTAACATCAAGATATTGTACTTAGTGAACCACTATTCACGTAACTCGTTGAATTAACTGATATAGTGTGATATCGTATATTTAAGAAAGTTAAAAATCGTTTTTTATGTTATCCCACTTTTAGTCCTATATAGCAAAGCTCGCTATTTACCTTTGTTAGACCACATTTTGTCTATGATTCTAGACTTGTTAATAGTCATGCCCTTGGGTGGTGGAGTTTGACTACCGTGTCCTGTAGGAATTTTTTTGATCCGGCCACCTTGCTTGAGGAATTGTTTTGTTTGCTGACTGATGGCTTCGCTATCTACAGTTTCGTGGTTTTTCTTTGAACTCATGGGGCGTGTTCCGACGGCCCACAGCCAAGATAGAAGGGCCGTGGTGCATGGGTAGTGGGTGGGGTTGCGAGCACTCTAGCGGCGTTTTTAGAGTGTCTGTGGTTTATCCAAACCAAAAGCGCCACCATTTCTTAAACCAATTGGTAGGAGGGGCGGGAACCTCTACGCCCACACCGCTCACGGTGACGGTAGCTTCTACGGATAGGTCTTCGGGCTTTGAGTCGACCACAGCATCCTTGGGCAGTCCTCGTTCTTCATTTTCTTTACGCAGGCGCACATAAACGATGTACTCTATCTGACCCTCAGTAAGATTGTACTTTTGCGCGAGCTCGGATACTTTCATGCCCATTTGCTTATCTTCGGCGATGTCGTACACGAGTTCGTCGGAGTATTTTTCTTCAAACATTACGTTTTGTCCTTGCTTCTAGCTGAGCTACCTCACGAGCCTTGATGTTGATGAACTGGTTGAAGCTCTTGACCGCGCGAGGGTTATCATCGCACAAGTAGTCAACCAACGAGGCCAACCTATCACACTTATCTTGTTCGGTAAAATAGATAGTTTGTTGTGACAAAGTGCTCATGGCCTCCGCTTCACGTTCGCAGAGGTCAGTGAGCACCGACAAGCAGTCGTAAATGTTAGACATTAGGCTTCCTTGTGGATTTTTTGTAGACGTATATTACATCACCCCTACTTCGCATCGCCACCTTGTAATCAAGAGCCTTACCCTGACTTTTAAGGTATTTGACACGTTGAAAGACGCAGTTGTACATCGCTTTCGCTTTCTTATAATCCTTGAACTCAAGAGCCTCTCTGTCCATTACTAAATTCATAAACGGCTCGTATTTCCAGACGTGTCTGGGCTTACGCTTGCTTCTAGAGGCAGAGAGTTCTTTGGTGTTAATCTGTACCTTTCTCATCACTTTTCCTTTCTGGTTGTAAATATAAGCTCAAACGAGCGGGGAGCACTTTGGTCTGGTCGCACATATCGCAAGCCCTACCATCCATTGCCAGAGGCCACGGATTAGCGCCTTCATACCAACCAGCTCTACGGTTGGGCAGAGAAGCCCCTTCAGCAAGGGGCATATGACAAAGCACACAAGAATCACGGGTAGGCACGATGCTTGTGTCCTTTGCTGTTTTTGATACGTTCATCTTCTGCTCGCATCTTTTGCTTACCATCTGGGCTGAGTATGGTGGCATCTAGCCCTTTGGTCACCAAGTCGATGGCATTGATGTCATCTGTTCTTACTTCAGTGCCGTTAGACAAAGCAATCACGGTATGACCGGAGTGGGTATCACGAGACACCATGACAATCGACCGCGTAGGGATGTAATGCAACCACTTGGGCAGATGTCCTATCGGTGGCAGTTCCTTGACTTTTATGAAGTTATCCATAACCTCACCACGAACAGAGGTAGATCACATCACCGCCTGCTTTTATGTGAGCCAAGGCTTGATCGACAAACTTTTTGTCATACTCCCTGTACTCTTCAACAGACTCTTCTTGGAACTGATGTCCGTAGAAAAAGCCGCCATCGCAGAAGTGATCGTAATACTTGGTGTTGATTGCTTCCTGTAGCTCAAGCAGTTGCTCCTCGTTGAGCGGCAGTTCAACACAGTTGAACATCTCTTGAGTGTTGAGCTTTTTGTACTGCTTCTCCATGAACGTCTGGAGACGAGCGTGTTTGCGCCAGTAGAATGATTCGCCGCTTTCGTCGGCGTCGTCTGGCATTTGGTTGCGCTCACGTAAGTAAGCGTATTGGTCAAGTCCCATTGAACATATCCTCCGTGGGCTGGTGACGGATAAAAAACATACCTTTGCCGTCAAAGGGTGAACCATCAGCATTCTGCACCGTTACTGTTTCGTCATCATTGTCTTCAGCAAGATGAGCATCTAGCAAACAGTCGGCGCACATTTTGAGGTAAGGCTTGTCTTGCATATCTGGCACTTGGCCTGAAGTCTCTGTAGCGTATACCCACCAGACTTGCGTAGGTAGACTGCGGTGCATCTTCACACCGAACTGAGAAGGGCCAAGCTGTTGACAACGAGAACAATAGTCCTCGCATGGGTTGTCAATACGGAATACAAGATTTAACGGCTGATGAGTATCAGGCCGAGAAGTAGGGTCAGACCCACCATTATCCAAAACATTGCTTTCTTCCATACACACTCCTTTCTAGAGTAGGTTGATAGGAACTGCCGTGCGGCAGTACAATTAAGGTACTACAGGACTGTGGTCTGGACCAGTCTATTTTTGTCCCACTTGTTCTATCGCTTGAAGGTCACGATACTCAAGCTCGCCCACAACACCGAAGATCAAAACAATCGCGATGAGCGTAATCAAAGCTGTGATGTGCTCGGGTATATCTAGTTTCATGCTAGCCGTCTCCGTAATCTTTGTGGTCACCACTGGACCAGTGTTCGTCAATAAGATCAAAGATGTAATCATCGTTAATCAGGTGGGTGAGGTCTGACAGACCGCATTGGTGAGGCCCAATGACCCGCACACTCTGTATCTCAAAAAGAGATTGCACGTCATTGGACTCTCTGGTGTAACGGATGCCTACGTCAACAGTCATCCATGGGCAGTCAAGTTCTGACTCAAAGTAGTATGACTCAGGCACTCTGCTTGAAGCTCTCTATCCATGCAAGGAAAATGCGCCGAGCATCGCCGTTGGATAGGCCGTACTCTGACTCTAAGAGTCGGGGCGCTTCCATCATATTGATAGAACCACCATCTCTGAGCTCGGTAAGATATTCGAAGTAATCTTCGTCTTTCATAATTGCCTCTTGTTAGAACGGTATGGAGTGTATAGGAGGCCAGCCTCTAACAGCGTGCTGGTCCTCTACATACTCTTCGGTGATGTTAAGGGTAACCCCGAGGTTTGTAGCCTGACAGTACAACTTGAAGGCGTCACAGTCTTCCTCGAGCGCGTATTGTGTAGGGTTCCTCTCGTTGTTCTTGAACGAGAACCGCGAGAAGCTATCTTCAGTCAAGCCAAGGGCTTGTAGCTGTTGGGGAGTAACAATGAGGTAGCCGTGTCCGGGATCGGACACGTAAGTGATGTTGAAGTCTACGTTAGCAACCACTGTATCAGTACTCGCTGGGGAGTATGAGTGTGTCGTTAAGCTTCCAGAACTTCCAGCTACCTTCGGGTGCGGTAGTCATGGGGATAAAGCGTTCCCATGTTTGCCTTTCGTCACCGTCAGTGCCTGTGATCTGTGCCTCTTTGCCGTAGGTGGTGTTGTCAATTACCTCAACGGTAATGAAGCAATCTTCTGGGGGTGCCTCGGTACTAATAATATCGAGGAGCCAGTATGCCTGAGCGTTGTCACAAAAGTACTTGACACCCTCAGTGTACAGCATACCGCCTAGAAGGTCAGGCTGTTTGTAGAACGTCTGAGAACCGTAGAAGTTCTGCAGATTTGTCGCTAGCTCTTGCGAATCCATAACTTTCTCCTATGGGTTAAGTATGACAATAGCCGTCACGTTCGATACACAGATACATACCGCACCATCGCACCACAACGGCATTGTCCATAGCAAAAGTAGGCTGAACAGTGTCTAGGAACTCGTCGTAAGACAAGCCCTGTGAATCCTGTTGCCACTTGCGCTGGAGAACATCGTACTGTGTTTCGTTAACGAAGTCACGGTGGGTTTTGGTGTCGGACACAATACCTCCTTTCTATGAGCTGTGTACCTATATATAGCTTGCCTGCAGAGGGCGTCTATGTAAACTCTTGTTTTGTCAGGGTATTTCGCCCTTTGGGAACCATCTAGCACCGATTAGATAGCCACAGTCGGAGCATCCTATCTCGGTAGACTCAGACAGAAGCATGAAATTAGAAGATCCGCAGAGCGAGCAGACCAATACATCAACATCGTTATATTCTACCCTGCCGCCTTCTTCAGGCTGTTTCTCTCTCCTGAATGGGACAACATTGTTTTTTGCATGAACGGTGGTATCGGTCTGTTCTTCCATTTACAAAACCTCGCCTTTTCCATAATGTAGTAAGTCCGATAAGCGACAATGGGACTGGCTGGGCATTTGTACTCGTCTGGCATCGCTTGAGCAGGCTTTGTCATTGCACGTTCGGTAAGCCCTTCCGGTGTGGAACGGACCATCTGCAGAATCCGCTGGCAACCATGTATCTTACCGTAACGATAACTGTACTCCTCACAAAGGGCCATGCCAAGCTTCCAGAGCCACTGATAATTTTCAATGGACTGGCCTGCCCAGAGGGTGCAAGGATGTTTTTGATGAACAGGTAGATATGGTGCGGCGTTGTCGTACCGCCAATGCACGGAGCACAACATCTGTGTGGTTTCTAATGGCATCTTTACAACGTGCTTGTCGCAGTGCCATTGAGCACACTTGGTTTGGTCCCACTCGAGTATAAAAATATTCATGGGTATACTATAACGGTGAGCTAATTGTCATGCCCACTTTCCTTGTTCTTAATTTCTCGTTCGGTGAGCTCGTGCAGAAAACTGATAATTTCTTGTAGCTCGTCTATAATATCCTCAATAGCTTCTGGGTCTTGTGTGTCTATCTCAACAGATGCAGTAATCTTCATTAATCATGGGCCTCTCCCCAGTTGGGGCCAAACTCTGCGTCAACAATAGAGGGAACCTCAAGGCTGACACACTGCTCCATCACCTCTTTGATTCGTTTGGCCTGTGCATCGCTTTCTACAGAGATATCTAGCTCATCGTGGACTTGTATCATGGGTAGTATGCCCTCCTCATATAGGGCCACCATCGCGGCTTTTGTTTGATCTGCCGCGCTACCTTGGATAAGTTTGTTGAGTGCCTTGTACGTGAACGCTCTTCTTATTGATGGGCCATGCTCTGCAAAGGCTTCTTTCTGTGTCATGGGCTTCCATGCTCCATACTTGGTCGGCTCCCACTTGTCAAACCTACACCGCCTGCCGAGTAGTGTCCTTATCACTCCTCGCTGGCTTGCTCTGTTGGTGCAATACTCGCTGAGCTGTCGCACGAAAGGCACTTTGTCGTGGTAGTTGGCAAACAGATCTTGTGCATCCTCGTACTCTAGGCCCAAACTTGCCGCGAGCTTTTTTGTCCCCATGCCGTAGAACAGCCCGAGGTTGATATCTTTGGCCTGCTTACGTGGGACACCCACAATGTCTGCCGCCATCTGGTGGAAATCTGTGCGTGGGTCTTGGTTGTACTGCCCAGCAAACTCCTCCGCTCCCTTGAAGCCCATCAGTTTTGCATAATGAACTACGATACGAGGCTCTTGGCT